ATCCTTTTCCCCTTTAAAACAAATAGAGCTAGGCATAGAAGATGGGTGTGTAATTATTTTCTCTGATGCTCACTTCATACCTGGTCAACGAACAACAGCGTTTAAAGGTCTTCTATGGGCTATCCAAGAGTTTAAACCCAAGGCTATTATCTGTAACGGGGATGCCTTTGATGGTTCTACCATAAGCCGCCATGACGTTACTGACCAACCACAAACTTCTGTTATCCAAGAACTGAAAGCTACGCAAGGTGCGTTGGGTGAGATAGAAGAAGTAGCTAAAGCAGCGAGGCACAATGTAAAGCTACTGTTTACATGGGGCAATCACGATATTCGGTTTGGCAATCGACTTGCTCAACACGCACCACAGTTTAAAGAAGTTCAGGGCTTTAAGTTGACAGACCATATCCCAGATTGGGACTTTTGTTGGGCGGTATGGCCTACTGAGAATGTGATTATTAAACACCGCTATAAGGGTGGAATCCATGCCACTCATAACAATACTGTCAATGCGGGTGTGTCAATCGTTACTGGACATTTGCATAGCCTTAAAGTGACTCCTTTTAGCGACTACAACGGGATTAGATATGGTGTAGATACAGGGACTTTGGCTGAGACTGATGGCCCACAGTTTACCTATGCTGAGATAAACCCCAATAACCACAGATCGGGGTTTGCGGTGCTGAACTTCTTTAATGGACAACTGCTATGGCCTGAGTTAGTCCACAAGTTTGATGAAGACCAAATCCAGTTCAGGGGTGAGGTAGTTGATGTAGGTGCATTTTGAGCGCCTGGCTAATCATCCTCACAGGGGCAATCTATGCCTACATTGCTGGTGAACAGCTTTGGAAAGATAACCCACACATGGCTATTGTGTACGCAGGGTACGCCTTTAGCAATGTGGGGCTTTATCTACTGGCAAAGTAGCTTATAGGCTACAAATGGTCAAACGTCTTTAAGAACACACCATTTGGCAAAAGCCTACCCCTACGATTCTTGATTTGATCGTATGCTATTTCCATGCAGTTTACCAGATTGATGTCTTGCAAAGCGCAATAATTGATAAGGCAGACCATGACATCACCAACAGAATCCACAATAGCTTCTTTGTCTTTTTTAATGGTCGCATCTGCTAGTTCTCCCATCTCCGACATTGCTTTAAGAAGCTGAACATCTGGTGTACTGTGAGGAATAATCTTGCGATCTTCTGACCACTGTATGATTTTCATTTCAATTGCAGCATAGCTCATCTAACTCTCCTTAAAGGTTCTTGAAACTTCTCAGGTGGTGGTGGCAACATTTTCTCTGAGGGTGGAGTCCATCCATGCTTTCTCCATATTGCCTGGACATCTGATCCTGTAGACCATTTAAAGTCTTTGTTTGGGGTAGATGGATAACTGATCTTGGAATAAGGTGGTTTTTCTAGCATTATTTAGCCTTCATAATTCGTTGATTTCTGCCAAATTTGCCACGTTTGACACCTGATACTTCAATGAATCCCTTGTCTAACAAAGCACGATAACGGGCTGTTATTGAGGAATATGGGTAGTTTGGATACATCTCTAGTATCTCGTCTGAGATACACCCGTCTGGATGGCTCTTAATGGCCTCGTAGACAAGACTTTCTAGCTTGGTGCTATCAACTGCTTGAGCCGCCTGATGGCTTGTTGTAGGGTCTTGGTTTCTGACCAGTTTAAACGCTGGCGAACCAAAAAATCTCTCCATCGATTGTTTCATGTTGTCAAAAATCATTATTAACTCCCATTAGGTGAGGGGAAAACTGCTCGTCCGCAAGCCTGAAAAAGTCTTTGCACAGCTCTCCCCTCGGGTTTATATTAACTCAAAAGGGCAGGTCTTCGTCTTCAAAACTAGCCTTTTTAGGGGCTTGTTTGGGCTGATAGTCTTCTTTAGGAGATATTGCTAACCCCATGTACTTTCCGGTCTTGCCTTCTTTAATCCATGCAGATAGCCAAAATTCTTGATTGTTGACTGTTAGATATCCTTTGTAATCAGGATGTTTCTCTGATTCTTTTCTGTCGTTTTTGAACAACACACCTGATTTATCACGATTTTCCATTTAGATTTCCTTTGCTTTCTTTAACGCTGCACGCACTTTACTAGGAAGCAGAGTCCATAGAGCCACTTTTTGTTCTGAATCTAGGTTCTGCTCTTCCAATTTTACCCAAGCTGCCCTTGGATCACCCTGTTCGCAAGTAGCAATCAATTCCATTGCTAATTCCTCTAGGTGTCTTAATTCCTCAATGGGAATATTATCTTGTGCGCCTTGAGTGGGTGTAATCACTACTGATCTACCCTCTTCGGGGACGTCTTCGCCACTATACAAATATAGACCGAGGCCATGTAGTGCCAGGGCTTTGGTCATACAACGCATGATTGCCGTGTTTACCGCAAAAGCATCAGGGTTTGGGATGGCCTTGTTTCTGTAGTCCATAACCGGAAGCTGACAGGTCATTGGCTTATCAAACATGGTAACTGTAACGAACACCATTGCCGTTCCATTGATATCCATGAAACACTTGTCGCCAAACATTTCTATCTTGTAGGAAGCCTTTGGGTCAGCTTTGAGGGCTTCTGCCCATGCCCAAGCCCATGATAGGTAGGACAAGCCATTTTTCTTCTCAACGTGATCGTTGACGTTCTTTTTCAGTAACATTTCTATTGACATATTAACTCCTTTGATTTTCATTTAACTCTTGTTGAATAATCTCTTTTTGTTGTTCAGGATATAAATCCTTAAACTCGATAAAGTCTGCTTCTTGGCAACAGACTATTTTGTTTCCCTTGATTGTCAGGCAATAAGGGCAGTAGTGGATGTCTGAAAAATGTTCAGAATACTGTACAAATACTGTTTTCATATCAGACTATCGAAAGCCATTTCCCATAGAACATCACCCGCTAGATCGGTGAGCTTATTTAACTCATCGTCTGTTAGTGGTGTCCCATCTTCGTAGCAACCACTTGAAAAGTAGGCATCAGAAAAGTCTGGATAATCTCCGCTATCTACTCCACCCACTTCTAGGTCAATGACCTTTTTCCCATTAAGAATCGGCATAGTAACTCCTATTAAATTATTAAAATTGTCCGTTTTTGCAATTCGTCCCTGCTTTGCGCTAGATGCAATCTATCGTGTTGAGCGCAAGTTTCGATGGCATTGCAACTGTTTGCCTCGATGGACTTCGAGGAGTTAAGTTGCTCAACACCTCTAATGTGCCATATACATTCCTGAATTTACATAGGGGTTTTCCCTAATTTACGCAACTTTTTTTTATGCTAATCTAAAAAGACTTGTCCTATTAATAAATAGCCCTTCCTCCTCCTTCCTTCCTCTTATGCACATAGAAATACTTGAAAAAAGATGCGCTGAAGCCTTGCTTGGGTACTCTCAAACAATGGCAGATGCTTATACAACCGAACCAGAGGATTCCATTGCGGCTGTAACAGCTTTGCTTGCCAGAACGCTAGAACTTCATCTAAACCGCCCAATCAACCTGGAGAACCTTTACAAATGACCCAAGAAGCAGTTATCAGATGCCTACAAAACGGCCCACTAACATCCTATCAACTAGAGGATTTAACTGGCATTCCAAGACTATCTATTGCAGCTTGTTGCACAAAAATGAGCTACAAGAAGAAGCTAAAAATTGGAAAAGTTAAGATGGGTAGGTCTTGGGTTTCTCAGTACACGTTAGAACCGCATATGATTGAGGCTGAAAAGGTTGAAGAACCCCGTGATCTGCTAAACCCGTTTGACATCAGGAACGCTAAAGGTATATTCACTAAGGCTGAATATGCTTCTATGAACAACCAGGCTATTCGTTTGTTTGGCAGAAAACCAACAAATGAAATTACCAACAATCAATTTATTTGATACAATGTTTTGAAACACGGCTAGATGGGGCTTGATCTCCCCATCGAAAAGCGAGCCTCTCCGCCTGCCGATTGTTTCTTTCAGTAGAGGACTGAGCTAGGAAAAATCATGCTATTGCAGCCTAAAAATTGGGCCGTCTTTCAACATTACAAAGACAGATGCCCCCCTTGGATAAAACTTCATCGTGACCTGTTAAACGATAGGTCTTATATGCGCTTGCCTATTGCTAGCAAGGCACTAGCACCTATGCTCTGGTTGCTTGCAAGTGAATCAAAAGATGGTGTTTTTGATGGCTCACTAGATGAGCTAGTCTTTCGATTGCATATCACGCCAAAAGAATATCAAGATGGAGTTAAGCCATTGATTGATAACGACTTTTTCATACTTGTTAGCGGAGTGCTAGCAGAACGCAAGCAAGTTGCTATCCCAGAGACAGAGACAGAGACAGAGGGAGAGACAGAGACAGAGACAGAGACAAAGAAGAAGGCAACTGGCGTTGCACCGCCTGAAGGCGTTTCTAATTCTGTTTGGCAGGAATTCAAATCTTTGAGGAAAGCCAAGAAAGCCCCGATAACCCAAAGAGCCATTGATGCCATAACCAGTGAAGCAAAGAAAGCTGGTTGGACTTTGGAGAAAGCCTTGGAGGAATGTGTTGTTCGTGGTTGGCAAGCATTTAAAGCAGATTGGGTTGCGACAAAAGCAAACCCTGCCGACAACATAAGGCTTACAGTTCCAGCATCAAATGAGCCTGACCCTGCTTTGCTAAAGATTGCAGAAGATGCGAAAAAAGCCGCCCCTATTCCATTAGAGGTATTGGCAAAAATGGCAGAGTTAAGGAGAAAAGCATGACACATACATTCCCATATAAATGGACTCTTGAAGAAGCAAACTTTACAAAAGACAAGGGTAAAGTGTTTTCATGCTTTGCTTGTGGTGGAGGTTCA